ACCACTCGCAGACGGGGTTAAATGATATTCACCAGAATATCCACCCATATACACGTCTTTGCGCGCCAACACCCAATTTATATTTGATGCTTCGTTGTTGCCAATTAAATGCACGATTGCCGACGTATCTAATTGTTCGCCGAATTCTTCTGTATCAAAATTAAAATAATCATCCGTCACAGACATAGCGTTCCACGCGCCATAGTTTTTTGTATTGCACACAAACCCTAAACGATTGCCTGCCATATAAATCTCTGACGGATGCACTCCATCTTTTCCCCAAATCGACCACGAATAATTACGATAAATATTATCAGCATTCTTTGGCAACTCACCATCTTCAACCAATACTTTTATTGTAGATGGAGGAATCACAGCTACAACACTCGCAGTCTTAGAACCACTATGAACATAACGCCAAATCACGCCACCATCCGAACGGTCTCCGTGTGTATGCGATGGTTGAATATTTCCACAAGTACCAGCGGTTAATGCTTTATACCAATGACCATTTGAATACGCATAATCACCAACAGATACAGATTTACTTTGCCACCACGGAGTTATAACAGTATCATCGTTAAAGAAGAATTTCATCTTACGACCAATCGTAGATTGTGCATCAATACTATCCACCGTTACTGGGTCTGGTGTAAAATGCACGCCGGTATACGATGCTGTGTTTGCATAAACGTATGTATACGGAGGACGAGAATAAGTTGTTGTTGCGCTTACCTGCCCCACTGACAAATCCATATAATACTCATCACCATCTTGATGACCGGTGTAACCCAACATATTAATCATAGAGCCATCAATATACGCCTGAGGACAAATTGTTTTTACTATCTGCAATATTTTTTCACGCGTAACGGAATCGTACACACGAACTCGTAATTCATCTAGATTTGTTTTTTCAGACCTATAACTATAATTGTTCACAACACCAGAACACAATTCCGTTGTTACGTCACCGCGTATACGTTTCAAACTAACTACTGCATCACCAACATCAACTGATTGCAATTTCGGATAATCGTTGTACAGCCCTTTAAAATAATGTTCGCCACCACGTGTGTAAGTTGATTGTCCAACTAAAACACTTGGGAAATATACCGCCACATTAGTAGCACCGGTCGGTATCGTCAATGTTACTTCGCCAGTTAAACTGTCCGCCTGTAATTCACCACGATAATCATTCGTTGCACCAACTGTAAAATATGGAACTTCTTTGAACTCAACTATACTGGTTTCAAATTTATATTCATCGTTCTCATCTTTGCCATAAAAATCTATCGTAAACGGTTGTACGCTTCTATGACAAAAAATCAATCTATCGTTTATTTGTTGCCACCGCAATTCCAACGGGTTCGCCGTTAACGGAATTTCAATGTCTAAATCTTTATAATTATTACCGTACACCAACCCAACTTTTAATCCCGTGGCATCTGGGTCTTGTGTGTTATACAACACCAACACCATGGGTTCGTATTTATTAACAAACGGCACCATACGAATACCAAAGTCATCAACCTGCTTTTCTGTTATGTGTCGCGTGCCATAAAATTTTTTTAACCCACCAGAAACTTGTGTTAAAAAATTACATGTAAATCTTGTAGACGACGCAAACGATTCCAGGTCTACACGACCTGCTAAATCATTTGAATATTCGCCAGCATTAAACGCATAAAAACTTTGTAATTTTTTATCAGAAGCCGCCATAATAGAATATCCTCGCATCTTGGGTCATAGTCGTACCCGTGGCACTCGGTTCCATTTGTAACAACTGTTGACGACGCGCCACCGATACATCTTTGTTATATATCTGTGTCAAAAATGCAATGTCAGCATCATCGCCCATTATCTTACGTGCAATACGAATAGCCAACGCTATCGACAAAACATCACAGAACAACGCTGGGTATTTGTCAATCGATACACTGTTGGATATATACGGAATATTCTTAATTGGAAATCTTGTGTATAAATATTCACTGGTTATAAAATACGTATGGCCCGGTTCATATTGATTGTTGCGATAAGGATACCGTTCACCAAAGAAATATTGGGATAAGCGGCTGAAATCTGCAGGCAAGTGATACACAATATATCCTTCGATTGCAGCCTCTGGATACGCTTCTAAATCTACCGGTAATGCCCGTTTTAATTTATAAGCAAACATCCATTCAAACTTATCCAATTCGGCTTTAACACACTGACCGTAGTGACGTTTGCACAATACGGCGTTTGGGTTATTAGTATCGTTGATGTTTTGAATATTCAAACCACCAACATGGTCCAATGCGTTATTCGCAATATCAGTTTCGGTCAGTATGTTAGCCATGTCCGCCTCTATTAGTCTATGTTTTGAATATCAATGACGAACACACGGTCTTCGTCTAAACGAGCCGCAGCCATCGACATAGATGTATAGATTTGTTTCGCATAAGATTTGGTCGGCAACACATCAATCTTTGTTGACAAGTCGTCCCAAATACCTACGCAAACTGGTTTACCGGCAACAACCAAACATTTAGTGCCGTTATTCCAGACATCAGTATCAGACAAATGAACAAATTTGATTCCACGATATGGAGTCAAAGCACCCGAAGACAACACTTGTGTGCCCATGTTGTTCCAGTTATCATAACGTGGGTCTTGGAACAACAGTTTTTCTGCATCCGAAGTCGTGTAGCAGATAACCGGATTCGCACTCAAGTCAACGTCTTTCTTGTTCAATTTATCCAAAATTTCATCCAACGCTTCTGTGAATGTTGTAGAAGCAGCCGGAGTATATGTATTTGCTGCAGGCAATGCAACATAAGCATATGGAGAAGTGATACCCTGAGGCGCTTCAGAACCCGGAGTAGTAACTTCAGCAACGTTCGCCAAATTAGTGATAGCAAAGCCCATAGCCGCTGTCACAAATTCTTTATCCATATGTGTTTTGAATGCCATGATTTGCGCTTGACGGACAGCAGATTCTTCTGCGACCAAAGTCAACAAATCAAATTGTGCAGATTTTTGCAAGCAGTTTTCAACAATGTGAGGTGCTGGCAACCAACGAGTTTCAAATTGTGCAACATCAGCGACTGTGTCACGAATACCTTGCAAATCAGAAACTGTACGAACCGTCAGTTTTTTCACATAGTCAATAACTTGAACGTCACGCACTGTCAAACCGGTTTTCAACATTGTTGATTCCGCTGTGCGAGTTTCCCCTTGCTGAATAACTGGTTGCATCAAGTTAGAAAACTGTTGCGCAATCAGTTGGGTGTTGTAGGTATTATCACCTGATAAACCATTGTATGTAGTACTTGGCATTTTATTTTCCTTATATCTTAATGTTTAACTTAGGCTTTCGCCACTCTTGTTAAGGCCATTGTTATAAGGGAAGGTTTGCAATAACCGCCTATAATAATTCCTTTCTTTCTTCGTCCGCCGTTTCTTCAGTATCAGTTTTTGCAACAACTGGTTCTTCTGTTGCGGGAAGGACGCTCGGTTCTTCAGAAACTTCCGGTTCGGTCTTTGCAACGGCCTCTTCTTTCTTTTTCTTGGAACCAGATTTCTTTTTGGATTCTAATGTCGCCTTGACATCTTTATCCTCATGAAATAATATTAACAAACATTTCAAAAAAATGCAAGAGTTCTTTTTTTGAATCTCCAATATATTCCGAACGAAGTACCCAGCCTTTATTCTTTTTATGATACCCACTGCAACGACGACTAATTGTTGAAACCGAAACACCAAGACCTTTTGCTGCCTCGTCCATACCAAAATAAATTTCTTCGATATTGTTATTTTTTATCAGGTAAACAATATGATTTATCTGCCCTTGCTTTATATATTTTGGTGGCACATAAGGGCCCTTTTTTCTAAGCGTTCTAAGAGAATGTAATATGTTTTCTTGAGCCGTAACCCATTCTAAATTCTCAACACGATTGTCTGTTCTAATTCCATTTTTGTGATTAACCTGCGGCTTATTGTCTGGATTGGGTATAAACGTTTCGGCTACTAGACGATGAACGGTTCTTGATATTTGCTTACCATTTTTTCTTAAGTGCACCATACGATAACCGCCAGTCACATAATGGTATGCCATTTGTTTTATTCTATATCCGGTTTTAGCAGACCGCACATAAACCCTTCCATCGTCGGTAACCCAATAATTAGAATACCCTTTAATCGGAAACGCTTTAGTCATCAGTATTCTCTTTAACTTCTTCTGGTTGCGTTA